AATTTTAGTCAATAAACCCGCAGCTTCAGCAATTGCTGCAGCAGGTCTTGATATAATCCCAGTGCCATATTCGTCCGAAGATAATTGATTCGACTTATTTTTTTGCTCCCAACTGAGACCCACCTCTTCCACTCTGACTCGCAAGTGGAGGATCAGAAGAAGTAGGAACAGTGAGTACAACATCAGTAGCCCACAAATAGATCGTAACAGTGACTGGATCATCACCTCCATTAGCATGTTTCAAAGTATCAAAAGATTTGATATAAATATCACCCATATCATCCCAATCGGCGGTAGGGATTTCCATGAAATTCTTATGATACATGAATGGCATAATCAGTTCACCTCCCTCATTATTAGTGGGATTTAACAGAATATGTGGCTTTTGTGAAGCACCAACCAAATCAGTCTTAATGAAATTTCTTTCGACAGTAACTTGGTCCCCTACGGAATAGGGATTGTACGACACCATAGCTCGTCCATAATGGAATTGTGTTCCAGATATCACAGCCTTCATGTGCAACTTACATCGAAGAAGTTCGTAATTTTTGATTTTATCTCTAACTACGGCATTCTCACAGAAAGCTGCCCATGGATTGAACTTATAAAACAGAGATTGACCTACTGCCCACTTCTGTGCTGACTGACGAATCGGTCGAGACAGAAAGTTGCCAAGGTCAGAATCAGGATTGTACCCAAGATTCATAGTAGAATCATAGGCACCCTGAAGCTCTGTAGAATATCCAGCATCTTGTTCGGTAAATGATGTAATCTGTTCAGCAGTGCTGGCAGAAGCAGTCATTTCCGAAACTCCAGGTTCCCCTGATTGGGAAACCAAAATTTGAGACTTTGAGAGAGTCTCCAACTCGTTAATATAAAAGTATAAAGAATTAGTAATGCAATTTATTTAATAATACATATGAAGCATCAATCAATATGTAGCAGTGCTATTTATAGAATACACACCAATGTCAGCCTGTCCACTCTCTTAATTTCACTAAGGTAATTCAGAACCTAAAGAAAGTGCGTATATCTAAACATTGACCCAAATTTGATTTTTGTATGTACATCCAGCGGATTGGGAACGCCAGTATCGCAATATTTAACGTCTGCTGTGATCAGTGAAGACGGAGCCACCACTCTATTGAGTGGTAACATCAGCGGAGGAGTCCAAGCCGAACTTCTCCTTATACCATTGCATGCGTTCCTCATAGGACATGATGGGTCCAACATACGTTGAAAGATCAGCACGCTTGGCGACTTCTCGCAATTGCTCAACACGTTTTTCATACACCTCTTTTCCACATTCGAAGTACTTTAAAGCTACATTTTGAATGGCTTCAGCACTCGACTGTTCTTTTGACAGAACTTCGGATTTAAGGTGTGTGTGTAACATCTT